TTTATCCATGGTTACAAAGTTATCTTGGAGCGTATATGTTAGGTGGTGCAGGTAGTTTTCAAATGAGGGTGGTTAGAGGATAATGGCAGGTCAATTAGATTCATTATTAAAAAATGTAGCTAAACAGATTGTTTCTGATTTAGGAGATTCTTTTGATTCTTCTATTGTTTATACAAAAAAAGCATCTGGCAGTTATAACACAAGTACAGGTGTGTATTCTACAAGTGATACTGCTTATAGTTTCGATGCTCCTGTTGAGTTTGTTCAATCTACTGAAGATGATGGTAGAGAAAGAAGAGAAGCAAAGATATATATTACACCTGATTTGATTGGAGATAATCAACCTGATTTTCAAGATGAAGTTACATTAACTTATGCTGGATCTACAAGAACAGGACAGATAGTTAATATAGATACAAGACAAGGTGGACAGACTTATCTGTTTACTTTATTAGTGAGGTTCTGATGGTTAGAGCTAAAGGTATTGAGAATATAGAAAGAGATCTTACTGGTAATTTACAGCAAGATTTTAATACTTTTATAAGAGCAGCTTTATCTGATTTATCTAATCAAGGATCACAAAAATATAGCCCTGTTGATACTGGCTTTTTTGTTTCTAGCTGGACTGCTGGCACTCAAAGACCTAGACCCGATGAAGCAAGAGAATCAGTTGCTCCATGGAGTAATATTAAGCCAAGAAGAAAAGGAGATCAACAGAATCCACAAGCTGTAATTGAACCTAGATTTATAGATAAAATCAATTATAATTTCAAACCTTTTTCTAAAGTATTTATTGGTAATAGATCACAATATGCTGCCAGAGCTTTAGCTTCTCCAAACAGTGAGATACCTATATATGTTCAAAATATTATTGGTAAAAGAATTAATGAAATATTTAATGAGAAAAAACCTAAGATTGGTGTTGCCACCTTTGGTACTGGTGTTAGAGGAAGTGAAGAAAATCCAAATGTTAAATTTAAAGCAAGTGGTATTGGTAGATTTAGTGATCCTACTTCAGTATTTGTTGATTATACTGATCTATGACTTTAGTTAACACACGAGCAGCTTTTGAAAAGGCAGTAACAGATGCAGTTGCAGCAGTAGACGCTACTGTTGAAATGGTCTATGACAATATGGTTTTTAAGACACCTGGAAAAACTAAAAAATATATTGTTATGTCAGTAGACTTCGCACAAGCAACGACTCAAACACAAGGAGCATCACAGGATTTTTATTCTGGGGTAATTCAATGTAATATCTATGTTCCAAGAGGAAAAGGTACTGCAACTTTATCTGCACTAGGAGAAGCTGTTATTGATGGACTTATTTCTGTCAATGCCTCTGACTATACAGATACTTTTAGTTGTGATCCTAGAGTGCTTGATGTTGTTGGCCCTGCTCCTATTGAATTAGATGACTCTTCACACTTTCTTGGCTTAATATCTTGCCAATTTACCGCAAACGCTTAGTATACTAATAATAGCTACATAACAACATGACAAGAGCAGTTGATCTTTTAAAGAACAAGTTTGGAGTTTCTCAACTTTATAAACATGATGTAAAACAAGATGATGAGATTATTCTGACTATTTATTGGCATCCTTTAACTATTGCAGAAAGAGAATCGATAATAAAAAAAAGTGGTTCTGATGATTTAAATGATTATGCATTACTAATGATGATAGAAAAAGCATTAGATGCAGATGGAAAAAGATTATTTGTTGATGGAGATAAAGCTTCATTAAGAAGAGAAATTCAATCATCTGTTCTTGAAGAAATACAATTAGCAATGGTTAATGCTGGTGCTGATAAGGAGGTTAAAGAGGCTAAAGCCGATTTAAAAAGCTAATAAAGATTGGCAGTTTTTATTTTCTTTAGCAAAGACATTACATAAAACTGTAGCTGAGTTATGTGAGACTTTGACTATTGAAGAGATGATAGGTTGGGCTGCTTTTGCAGAACTTGAAAGTGAAGAACATGAAAAACAAAAAGAACAAGCACAAAGATCTAGTGCTTTAAGAGGTAAAAAGAGGTAATATAGAGAAAATGTTTTAATTTTTATAGCAAGTGGCTAATTATATTGTTGATATTGCTGTTGCTCTTAAAGGCAGCGAAAAGATAACAAGATTTAATAAACAATTAGAGACAACTTCCAAACAAATAAAAGCAGTAAATGAACTTGTAGCAGTACAAGAAAAATCAGTTGGTGCTTTAGTAAAAAGTTTTAATAATTTAAATTCAAATTTAGTACAAGCAAAAAATAATTTTAATGCTGTAGCATCTGGTACTCGTTTGCAAGAAAAAACTGCAAGACAATTAATTTTAGCGGAGAAAGAATTAAACAAAGAATATCGAGAACGTAATACACTTTTGCAAAGGCTAAGAGGTACAGGAGCTATGAATCTGCCTGGAACGGGGGTTGGTAGAGATCCTGTTGCAAGTTCTATAGAACGTAGAAGAAGAAAATTAATGAGAGGTGCCAATAAAAATTCTCCACATAGTAGACCGATAGGGCCAGGACAAGTTTCAGATGCAAATTTACGATCTCCATTACCTCCTAGATCTGACGTTTTTCTTTCTTCTCCATTACCTCCTAGATCTCCATTACCACCAAGATCTTCATTAGATCCTGGTCAAAGTTTATTTGGTCAAAGTGTAGTAGGTGCATCTGATAGATCAAGACAAATTCTTGTAGAAAATCAAAGATTACAGGCTGCTCTAGGAGCTATGAGCATGAGAGAGACAACTCTCATGCAAAATGCTATGAGTATCTTACCTCCTATTCCTGAGAGAAGGTTAATGGGTCAAAGTATAAATATTGAAGAAAGATTAAAACAGGATTTAACAAAACAAACTCAAACTAGAAAAAAAGCTGAATTAGAAGTTGCAAAAATAAGAGAAAGAGCTCAGAAAAGACAAGAAATAAGAGAAGCAAGATTACTTCTTACGAGGCAGCAAGGAGAACAAAGAATTGCAAATATGAAACAAACAGGTGGTATTGGTCAAATGATACGCAATCAATTTAATGAAGGTGGTGCTTTCTTTAACAGTAGAGGAAGAGCAGGTAGGATTACCAGTGCTGCTCAAAGTGGCTTGATTGGTGGTGGTTTTCCGTTACTCTTTGGTCAAAGTCCTGGTGCAGCAATAGCTGGCGGTATTGGTGGTGCATTAGGTGGTGCTTTAAGTCCTGGGTTTGGATTTGCTGGTTCTATAGTTGCGACTGCTGCTGCTCAAAAAATTGGAGAAGCTATAGAATTTAGAAAAGAAATTGATAAGTTAAATAAATCAATAAGATTAACTGGAGGAGAATCTGAGTTTTCTGTTGCTAGTATTAAAAAACTAGGGAAAGAACTAGGTCTTTCTGCAAATGAAGCATTACAAGCTGCTCGTTCATTTGAAGCTTTTAATGCGTCAGCGAGAATAAGTCTTATAAAAACTTTTGGAGATGAAGCTACTTTTAATACTTTAAAAAATCTCAGAAAAACAGTTGATGTTTTAAATAATATTGAGACAATTGAAAAGAAGATAGGTAAGGAAAGAGCAAGTCAAGCTGTAGACATAGCTTTTAGTTTAGGTGGTTTAGAATCACAAAAATTTATAATAGAGGAAATGTTTAAATTACAAGATAAAGAGGCAGAAAAAGAAGCAAAAGATGTTTCAAGAAAAGGTTTTTCAATGAGAGCCTTTAGGTCAATGTTATCCGATTTTAACCAAATTTTAAGTGGTAATCCAAATTTTTTAAGGAATCCAACAAGTAATCCATTTATGGATAAAACTCGAAAAGATATTCTTGATAGTAATAGACGTGCTCAAGCTGAAACTTTAAGAAATTTAAATGCAGAAAAAAGAAGATCAGAAGCTAGAGATATAGTTAGGCAAATATCTGAACCTAAAGAAGAGTTAAAAGAACTAATGGATCCATTAAAACAATTAATATCCTTATCAAGAACAGTAGGAGATTCTTTTGCTGAATCATTTAAAGGTATTGTTCGTGGTTCAATGACAGCACAAGAAGCATTAAGAAATTTATTTATGCGTACAGCAGATCATTTTTTAGATATGGCTGCACAAATGATTGCAAAGCAAATTCAAATGAGCATATTAGGTATTGGATTAAAGTTTTTTGGACCAAGTATGGCTCCTTCAAGAGGTGCTAATACAGGTGGGACAGATTTATTTGGTAGAGATTTTGATGATGAGATGTTTGGTATGCCTCGTGGTAGAGCAAATGGTGGAGCAGTGAAAGGTGGTAGTAGTTATTTAGTAGGAGAACGTGGACCAGAATTATTTAGTCCAGGTGTATCAGGAATGATTACACCAAACGAAATGCTTGGTGGATCAACAAATATCGTTGTAAACGTAGATGCTTCTGGTTCTTCTGTTGAAGGAGATGAACAACAAGGTAGAGAACTTGGTCGTATGATTTCAGTTGCTATACAATCAGAATTAATTAAACAAAAACGACCAGGAGGTATGCTCGCATAA